GCTAACGGAGCCTGACGCACCTGCGCTACGGAACTGTTCCCCTTTTGGTTCTTCTTTTTAGAAGAAGATGTTCGATTAGACATTTTGGAAATGATGTCTTAATGATCAAACTTTAAATTTTCCTTATATGGGGTACAAGTGGAAACGCTTGGACTGTCCATCATCAATCAACCTAAAATCATTTCTCTCACCACCTGGACAAGGTGGATCATAGAGATCGATTAGGATACGCCGCGCAGTCTCTCGACTATTTGGTTAGTACGGAAGTATTAAGCTTCCTCTCATTCAAAGAATCAGATTCAGCACCGTATTGGGTAATTACGATTGACAACCCCATGGAGGTATATTTAACGTCCCCCTACCAGGGACGCCACACCGCGATTAGAGATTCTTCTCGATGGCAAGCTTTAGCTCGTCAAAGAAAGGAAGAACCTCATATCTAGCGGCTGTGACTTCAGATGACTCCACCCTTGGCCATGAATTTGGCTCGTGGGGTCTCCGAAGAAACTGTGGTAGTTTGATCTTCGAAATGGGTGGACAAGATGGTAACTTGGAAGCGAATACTTGAGCTTCCCAGTACAACTCAAGGCCTTGTGATGACATAGGCTTGAGTCTGTACTGGGGCTTAAACTTCGAGATAAAGACTTTATCACTAACCTCTTTTGATCCATGGTGGGCCCGGGCCGCGTAAGCGATCCGTTCCATCCATTTATCAGAGAGGGCAAGTGACTCAGAATCTGTCTGAACATAAGCCCCAGGTACCATCCTCCAGTGTGCCAGCGCTCCTGCAAACTTTGCCGTTGGAATATCAATTCCTTTCATACGGTAAAGTGCCATACGTGGATCGGAGACAAATCGAGCAGCAAGCTCTCTCTGTGACTTAGTTATTTTAAAGTCAAGGGGAGCATACTGTCGATCAATTCCCATTCCACCTAAGTGTGCAGGAACGTACCAATTAGGAGAATACCGTCCGAACCAATCAGATTTCCACCTCGACATAATTTCGGGAATACTGCAAGCTGCCCAAGGGCAGAATTGTAGCATCTCGTTTGTCGAAGTGGCGATCTGTACTGGTGTCGCCGAAGAATCTTGTTTGATATTATTACCTTTCAAGAGTCTTTGGTTGAGATAACCAACCCGCTTCATTTTGTTGTTAGGTTTAACAACAAAGAGTTGAGAGTTGATCATCGCAGCACGGGTGGAGAGATAATTCTTTCCCGTAGATAATTGAAAGCCTGCATCAGATGCAGTCTCTTTAAAAATCTCGTAGAAAGATTGGTCACATTTAAACAGCATATCATCGCCGTTTACAATAACCATTCTCCACATCTTCCTCCCAAGGCGCTTACGATTCTTGAGTTCCTTCTTACCTTTAGAAGACTCAATCCATCGATTTATAGCGCAATGGTACACACTAAGGTTAATGCAACAGAGTAAAGGAAAACTCAAGGGGTGACCCATGAGTTGACCTTCCGAAGCATAAACCTCCATCCCATTTGGATATCGAGCAACAGCTCCGATCATAGCGAACTCGCAGAGATTCTTTAAAGGTAGATTCTCAAGCGGTTCCAATACAGCCATGGACGACTCTTTCTTGAGTAAGTCCGTAGCTGCACTATAATCGGCTGAACACCAAAAGGGTAGTTCGGTGAGTTCATTAGCAATCTCATTGACCCGATCAGTAAGATCAGGTGTGAGCATTGTTGACGCGTACGATTTCTTCCAGTCCCCGATCATAAGACCTTGGACTGGTTGAAGAGAAGTGTATAGATACCCATCACCTTTGGAGATAATTCGGAACTTGGCTGGCTCAGCCAAAGCAACGATATCAACATATAAAGGTGTAGGGTCATCAGAAGATGAGTGGAGGACATTGTCGACCAGGGTCTCAAAGACCTTGGTATACTCTGTTTGCCTCCATTCATTCAATGATGTAACCAAAACCGGCAAGAGCCCAATTTTCTTGGACTCTTCCACATCCCAGGGATACGTGAATTTGCTAACTAAGCTTAACGCCCCGCCTTCACGGCGCGAGGCTTGTAAGCAAGCAGATCCACTCGGCATAAACTTTGACCCAAGAGAATAAATTCTCTTGGAATCATTCGTGTTGCGGAAGATTGTCTTGGATTCCCGCTCGATCATCTTACGAAGATCGGAAGGAAGTCCACTCTTAGGAGTTGACAATCGTTGCATATGCTTGAGGTAACTTTCCATTTTCTTGATCTCCCCTAAAGGAGGCCAGCTTTGCTTGGCCCCTTTTTGGAGTGAATAGAGGAAGGAGAAATCACCTTTCGCAATTGCACGCGCAACAGCACGTTTACACCAACCTGAAAACAGTGGTGTAAGGATTTTAGGATCGCGTTCCGGAGGGTTCGCGTCTTTAAATCCTTGCCAGAGATAGTAATCTAGCCAGTACTTTATAAAAGTCTGTTCAAGATTCTCATCACTAACGTACTTTTCAATACGAGTCGCGGTTTCCCGCATACTCATTTTGAAACGTCTGAACTCTTTGTCGCTGAACCACGTAGATCTTCTAGATCTACGAGCGACAAAGGGCCAAACCAGTGACTCAACAAGACGGATTGTGGGAGTTTTACCTCCCATGTCCCCAGGTTCATACCTAGAGACAAGATCGAGACCGTTCGTTGCAAAACGAACGACCTCTGATACAAGTTTCGACGCAGACCTCTTGTTGAGATCTCTTTGGTCATCCACGCCAAAACACATACCAGTAGCTTCTGTACTACCAACAGAGTAGTCAGGACTGCCCGCCAAGATTCCTTCAGAAATGAGATACTTTTCGACAGATGTCTTATCTTTCGAATCTTCCATCGATTGGAAGACCGGTAGATAAAGATCATTTGTCATATCACGATCTGAAGTAAAATCAAGGCGGCTGGTGGGGGTGTACTTTTTCACCCCCGGTAATTGCTCAGAATTTTGTTGAAACATTATAAAATTCTACAGTAA